CATCAAGATGGAGAAATAATAGAACAGGCAATTAAGGGTTTACCCCAAGAACTCAGAAAAGTATTAAAAGCTCGTTATGTAAGCCATCCATACGCTAGTCAGAATCAACTAGCCCACCACCTAAGAAAATCAACAACCAGGCTAGAGACAGATTTAACCAATGCAAAAAAGCGACTGCAAGACGAACTTGATAAGAAAGCCAAAAGTAATCACTATGCGACTCTGCTCAAGGTGTCAGGAGAGAAAGACAACCGAGAATGGGATTTTCGAAGTCTACAACAATGGGATTAATGAAAGATTCGTCTGTGAGAAATGTACCAATCGTAATAGCCACTAAGACTGCTAAATGCCTTCCTGTGCTGTTAGCGAGCATAGACCAGTATGTGCCACAAGATGTTACTGTTTTCGTCTCTGGAAGCGATCTAAGGCTTCCTAGGCATAGGACTATCAATATACGGAATGAAGGCAATAATTTTGGGGATTCATATAACCAAGTAGTACATTGTGCTTACCAAATGTTTGATGAGGTAATCGTAGCCAACGATGACATAGTATTAACCCCTAGTTCTTATTGTTTAATGTTAAAAGATGTAGAACTATTGCCAGAGGATACTGCTTGGGTGTCGGCTAAGTCTGATTATGTTCGTGGATACCAAAACATCCGAGCCTTCAAAGAAAGAGAAGGCATACGATATGTAGAAGAAAGAAAAATAATTCCCACAGAAATTATTTCTCCTCTATTTGGTTATATCCACAAAGACAAGTGGGTAGACTACAAGCCTATCAACTGGTTCTCGGATGACATCCAATGCCTAGAAATAAGGGCAAACGGATATAAAAACTATGTCAGTCGGTCTTATGTTCACCATGTCGGCAGCCAAACTATCGGAATGGATTATGGCAAGAACCACCGAGAGGCAGAGCAATGGATAAAAGAAAATATGCCGGAACTACATCAACAATGGTTTACTTCACAAAAGTAAAAAACACTTGTATAATTTTCTTGGGTAATTGCACCCAGAATTTAGTGATTCTTCTTCATAGCCCTAGCAATAGGGCTTTTTTTTGAGTGAAATATGGAAAAAAAAGGTATGTCAATAATGATTGGACTCCTTGGCAAAGAGCCTAAGATGGCTGAAAAGTCCGAGGGCGGTCTATTGGAATCGGATACCGAATCTTGCCCACTCTCTACAATGGATGCCGATATTAATAAAGGCAACATGAAAAAAGCAGTCCTAACAGCCGAATATGGTGATCGTAAGGATGGCGAAGGCAAGTGCAAAGCCTGTGAATACTACGAAACAGGCGAAGAAATGACTAAATGCGGTGTTCCCAAAGATATGGGTCATTGTGCTATATTTGATTTTGTCTGCAAAGGTGAACGAGGCTGTATGGCTTTTGAGCCTATGGGTGCAGAAGAAGAAGAATACGAAGGGGAAGAAGATTGAAACAGGGTCTCCAATTTGTAGAAGTAATTAAGGGTGCATATCCTAGTAATTTCTACAAAGCAAAAGTATTAGAAGTCGGCAGCCTAAACATCAATGGCACGATTAGGATATTGTTCCAAGATTGTGATTACTTAGGTATAGATGTAGGCGAAGGTAAAGATGTAGATTATGTGTGCCAAGGACAAGACTTAAACGATCCAGACGAAACCTACGATACAACCATATCATGTGAGTGTTTTGAGCATAATCCGTATTGGAAAGAAACATTTGAGAATATGCACAGGATGACCAAAAAAGGTGGTCTTGTGATATTTAGTTGTGCAACAACAGGTAGAGCAGAGCATGGCACAAGTAGAACAAGTCCTGACGATGCACCACTTATTCCTTGGGATTACTACAGAAACCTAACTGAGCAAGACTTTAATGTAGAAGGTATGTTTAGTATTTACGAGTTTGCATCGCAACATGAAACACACGATCTTTACTTTTATGGAGTCAAAAAATGAAACAGGGTCTCTACAGTAATATTGCAGCAAAGAGAAAACGCATAGCCGAAGGATCAGGCGAAAAGATGCGTAAGGTTGGCACACCAGGCGCACCAACAGCCAAAGCATTTAAACAGGCAGCTAAGACAGCAAAGCCAATGAAGGCTAAAAAATGATGACCAAGGCACAAAAGAAGATTGGCAAAGTAATGGGCGAGTACAAAGAAGGAACTCTACATTCTGGCAAGTCTAAGAAGGTAGTCAAGAACCCTAAACAAGCTATGGCGATTGCTATGGCTGAAGCCGGTAAGTCTGCTCGATACAAAAAGTGAAGATAAGAGAAGCTGCAGGAGTCCTAGAACGGATTGGTGTAGCAGGGTATAACAAACCCAAAAAGACACCTAGCCACCCTACTAAAAGCCATGTAGTCGTGGCAAAAGAAGGCGATAAGGTAAAGACCATCCGTTTTGGTCAGCAAGGAATGACAGGTAGCCCACCAAGAGAAGGTGAGTCGCAAGCAGACAAGGCAAGAAGAAAATCATTTAAGGCAAGACACGCCAAGAACATAGCCAAGGGAAAAATGAGTGCAGCGTTTTGGGCTGACAAAGTTAAGTGGTAATAAATAAAGGATAGATATGGCAAGCCTGTTAGACCTGGAACTAGGAACACAGTTTGTTCCGACAGAAAGGTCTGTAAATCCCTTAGTGGATTTAGGCAAGTCTGTAGCAAGAGGTGTTCCACAAGCTGTTACTGGATTTGTAGATTTGGCAGCATTACCATTTACTTTATCTGGTTTACTAGAGCCAAAAAATGTAGTAGGATCTACAGATTACCTTACTGCTAGAGGGTTTTTGCCACAACCATCTCAGAATCTGCTTGGTCAGACTACTGAGTTGTTATCGTCTGCTGTTACTCCTGCTGGAGTAGCAAAGACTTTTACAACATTGGCGAAACCTCCAGTATTAACAAAACTTGGACAATCTGTAGAAGCACCAACAGGAATATTAAATGAAAAGCCAGCCTTTACAACCAGAGAATCAGGTGGAATCCTCGAAATCGAGCCTACAGGATCTCAGGGAATCGCACAGCAAACTTTTGGAACAGTTCCGACAGAAGGGATATATCCTGGAACAGCTATCTCCTCTAGAGGAGTCGGACAGTCTGTATATGGCATTGACGAACAAGAGGCGAACAGGCAAGTTCAATCTCTCTTAACCAATCCAGAGACAAACAGAGCTTTTCAATTAGCATCAACAATAACCCAGACACAAGGAAGGGCATACAATCCTTTAATTGATATTCCTCCAAGTAGCCTAGCAAAACAGTCTGGTATTGGTAGAACATATCAAATTGCAGCAGAAATGCCTCAGAATTATCCTAAAGATCAGGTATTCCAGAGTTATCTTGCTGATCCAGAGTATGCGCCAATCATTAAACAATTAGGCATCAATAACTATGATGACCTTGTAGAAGCATCATACAAGCAGCTAGAAAAAGAAACACAAGAGCAGTTCAAATCTTTACCTGTCAAGATGTCATTCCATGAAGGGAATCTAAATTACAACGATTCTCAAGAAATGTTAAGAGACATCATTGGACACAACCATCTCACAGTATTTAGAGGTGGTGATAAGCATGAGTTTTTAAACAAAGTAGATAAAACTACAGGACTAAATAGCAACGAGCAGTTTAGGGCTGTACATGATTACTTTGGTCATGCAGTACGAGGTAATCCATTTGGAGCTAAAGGCGAAGAAATAGCCTGGGCATCCCATGAACAGATGTATAGTCCATTGGCAAAAATTGCCATGACATCTGAAACAAGAGGTCAAAACTCCTTTGTAAACTATACACCTGTTAATGCAGAACTATATTCTCAGATGGAGGATTTAAGAAAGCTGCAACAGGAAGCAAAAGCAAGAGGCGATGTAGACTCAGTTAAATTGTTAGCCGATGAGCTAAAGAAAAAAGGCGATATGTGGGGATATGCTAAACAAGCAGCAGTCCTATTGCCAGCAGAATATACAAAACCACAGTTTGCCGGTGGTATGCCAGATTATTTAATAAACGCTGTAGAACCTAAATTTGGTGTAGAAGAAACTCTTACACACTTTAGCAATAAGCCTGATTTAGATGTGCTAGATCCTACAAAATATGGGTCTGGCATCAAAGGACAAGAAGCAAGAAGGTTAGCTGAAACCATAAACCCTGTAACTGGCAGATCATATGCTTATAGAGGCGCAGCAGAACAAGTAACACCAGAGCCAGGATTAGGTCGTTATCCGTATCAAATGCAAGTGCCTGGTCTGTACGATATTACAAAAGATCCAGAGCAATTAGGATTGTTGGCAGCAGCAAGAAATACTACAAGCTATTTATCTCCATATAACAGGGGATTATTAGATCCGCAGCAAAGTTTGACAGACCTAGAAAGATTAACAAGAGAATATGGCTATAGAGGGCTATTAGACCCCACTAAAGCCATATTGTTTAATCCGACTCCTGTGCGATAGCAGATAGTTCAGAATCTACATAATGCTTGGCAATTTCATGCCAGTTTACAGTTCTGATTGCTGAGTTTATGATGTCGGCATAAAAACCAGATTCTATATCTGGTGCAAGATCGAGAAATAAATTTTTAATGTAGTCAGCAACATGACAAGTAATATCGTCTGAGTCATCGTAGCTACCAAATAAACCACAAGTATGGAGTGCAATTTTTTCGGATAACTGCCAATCATTGTCAATCCAAAGATTAGCGTTCCAAGTTTCATAATTAGACCAACCATAGTATTTAGACATAAACTCTCCTTTCAAATGAATTTGTAGAATATCATAAAGTTCTACATTTGTATATTACAAATCTGTTGTAGAATAGCAACATCATCAACCATCAACCCCTAGGGAATGGAATGGAAAACTCTACAGAAAACAACAATCTACAAGTTGAGCCAACTAATAAAGGTGGCGCACCTACAGGCAACCAGAATGGTAAGAAGGGAAAGCTCTTTTACGATGCACTAAGAGTAGCCCTAGTACAAGAGGATCGAAAGAAACTCAGGAACATTACCGAGAAGCTAGTCAAGTCAGCAGAAGCCGGAGAGCCTTGGGCAATCAAGGAAGTTATGGACAGGATAGATGGTAAGCCTGTTAACACTACCGAACTAAGTAATGCAGAAGGTGGATTCTTTAAGATGGTGGTCGCTTGGGAGAAGTAGAGTACGCAGATGACGAAGTAAAAAGAGTAGTCATCCCCTACAAGCCTAGAGAACCTCAATTACAGATACACGAGGCGATGGAGAATAATCGTTTCGTAGTGGTAGTGGCACACAGGCGAATGGGAAAGACAGTAGCAGCACTCAATGCACTAATTAAAGCTGCAATGGAGAATGACAAGCCTAACCCTAGGTACGCAATCATTAGTCCAACATACTCACAAAGTAAGCGAGTAGCTTGGGATTACCTTTTAGAGTTTGTAAGACCACTAGATGCTACAGCTAATATTGCTGAACTTAGGGTGGACTTCTTTGGCAGAAGAATACAGTTATACGGATCAGACAACCCAGACTCTTTGCGCGGGCAATATTTCGATGCTGTAGTGCTAGACGAAATTGGCGATCAGAATCCTAAGATTTGGAACGAGATCATTAGACCGGCTCTTGCAGACAGAAAAGGGTCGTGCTTGTTTATAGGCACACCCAAGGGTAATAACCACTTCAAAGACTTGTTCGACAGAGCAGGCAAGGAAGAAGGATGGGCAGCACTACAGTTTAAGGCAAGCGAAACAAAGCTAATAGATTTAGATGAATTATGGTCTGCCAAGAAGGAGATGGGCGAGGACAAGTACAACCAAGAGTTTGAGTGTAGTTTTAACGCAGCAGTAGAGGGAAGTTACTATGGCAAACTCATCAACGACCTCGAAGAAAAAGGTAGACTTTGCGACATTACGAGAGATGATCTCTGTAGAACTTATGTGGCTTGGGATTTGGGCATGGGTGATAGCACAGCGTTGTGGGTGGCACAGGCAACAGGACAAGAAGTAAGACTACTAGACTATGTAGAGAATCATGGTCAAGGACTCGATTGGTATGTCAACTGGCTAAAAGATAACAAGTGGGAGAAAGCAGAGCAACTCCTACCACACGATGTAGAAGTAAGAGAACTAGGCACAGGCAAGAGCAGATTGGAAGTGTTGAGAGAAGCTGGACTAGATGTTCGGGTTCTGCCAAGACTTTCTGTAGATGATGGTATTCAGGCAGTCCGTAGACTCCTACCGAGATGTTGGTTCAATATGCCACAGGTAAAGCAAGGGCTAGACTGTCTTAGGAACTATAGGCGCGATTATGACGAAAAGCGTAATGTTTTTTTTGACAAGCCAATGCACGACTGGGCAAGTCATGGAAGCGACAGCTTTCGTTATTTAGCATTAGGAATGGAACAAAACACTACTTGGTCGCAACCGATAACAGTAAAAACTTCATGGATCGTATAAATGGATGAACAAAAACTAAAGGTCATTCTCGAAGCAGAGATAGACGATGCTATCGGCTATGTAGAGACCGAAACAGTAGAGCAACGCACAAAGGCGATCAACTACTACAATCGTTACGAGTATGGCAACGAGGTAGATGGTCGTTCTAAGATCGTAACAGGCGAAGTAGCCGAGGTCGTAGATGGTGCTTTACCACAGTTAATGCGTATCTTTGCTGGATCAGACGAATTAGGTCGGTTCGAGCCTAGGATGCCAGGAGACGAGGAGTTTGCCAAGCAAGCTACCGAACTTACGAACTATGTGTTCTTTAGCGATAACGATGGTGTCATCATCCTACATAACTGGATGAAGGATGCACTTCTACAGAAGAATGGAATCGTAAAGTATTGGTGGGAGGATAGCGAAGATCCTACCAAGGAAGAATACAAAGGTCTGAACGCAGAAGAACTAACACTTCTGTTTGCTGATGGCGAGATGGAACTAATCAGCCAAGAGACCGAGGAAGTCGGCATAGACCCAATGGGTATGCCTATCCTTTCTTACAATGTAGTCATTAAGAAGAAAAAAGAAGTCGGCAAGGTCTGTGTAGAGAATGTGCCACCAGAGGAGTTCTTAATCGCCAAGCGCGATAAGAGCATTAAGAACGCTAAATTTGTTGCACATCGCACAGTCAAGACTCGTTCAGACTTAATTGCTATGGGCTATCCACAAGACAAAGTGGACAAGATGCCAGCGTATAACGACCTTACTTACACTCCTGAAAGAGTAGCAAGGTACAGCGCAGGCGAGATGCCAGACGAGACACAAAGCCTAGACTTTACGATGCAAGAAGTAGAGTTGTTCGAGTGCTATATTCGTACCGACTTTGATGGTGATGGGATTGCAGAACTCCGTAAGGTAGTTTATGCAGGCGATCAGATTATTGACAACGAGGAAACAGATCACATTCCTTTTGCAAGCATCTGCCCGATTCCTATGCCACACAAGTTCTTTGGTCAAAGTCTAGCCGACAGAGCAATGGACATACAGCTTATCAAGTCTACGATTACTCGTCAGATCCTAGATAACCTGTACCTTACCAATATGCCTAGGGTTACAGCCCTAGATGGACAAGTAAACCTAGATGACCTACTAACCTCATCGCCTGGCGGTGTAGTTCGGATTAAATCTCAGGGCGCGGTTCAACCATTATCTGTACCGGCAACAGCATCACAGTCGTTCCCAATGCTCGATTACATGGATCAAGTATTGCAGAAGCGTTCAGGTGTTACTTCTATGAGTCAGGGTATTGATCCTAACATTCTACAAAACACCACAGCCACAGCAATTGCAGCAATGCAACAAGCAGGCTCTGGTCGCATAGAGATGATTGCTAGAATTTTTGCCGATACAGGTGTAAAAGACTTATTTTCAGGCATTTTCCACTTGATCCTAAAGTATCAGGACAAGCCAAGGGTCATTCGTTTACGAGGCAAGTATGTTTCTATCGACCCAAGAGAGTGGAAGAACAACTACGATGTAACAGTCAATGTCGGTCTAGGAACAGGTAGCCAAGATCAGAAGATGGCTATGGCAGCGATGGTTATGCAGAAACAAGAGCAGATCTTGTCAACCCAAGGCTTTGCTAATCCATTGGTAACTGTGGGTCAGTATCGCAACACACTCGGTAAGTTTATCGAGGCAGCAGGGTACAAAGACTCAATGGAGTTCTTTAAAGAGATTCCACCAGAGCTAGACCAACAACTATCTCAGCCACAGCCTCAACAGCCAATGCCTAATCCAGCGATGGATGCGCTAATGGCACAAACACAAGCACAGATCGAAGTAGATCGTGCCAAGGCATTAAACGACATTGAAATCGCTAAAGCAAAAGCACAAGCCTCTATCCAACTCGAAAGAGAGAAGGCAGCAGCTAACCTAGAACTCAAAACAGCAGAATTCCAAGCAGAGGCACAGTTGAAAGCAGCCCAAGTTGGTGCTAAATTAACTGGGGATGTCAGGATACCTGGATGAGCAAAGTAGATAGAGCTAAAACATTATTAGGTGATGAGTTTTTCCAAGAGTTGTTACAGACTCAGAAAGACTCATTTAAGTCGTATATCTTTAGTTCTGCCGAGCATGATGTAGAAGGCAGAGAAAAAGCCTTAGTAAAACTAAAGGCACTAGAGGAATTTGAAGCATCTATTCAATCAATCGCACACAATGGCGAAATTGAAAAGAAGCGTGTAAAGGTTTTTTAACAACCATAGAGGTCAAAAATGAGTGAAAACACCAACCCACAAGGGAGTGTAGACAATTCTGTATCAGGTGCAGCTAATGCATTTATGTCTTTTCTTGAACCACAAGCGGAGGAGGCGCAAGCCCAACCAGAACCTAGTGAGGCAGAGTATTCTGCCGAGTCCGAGGAGCAAGATGTAAGTGCAGAAGAAGCTGAGAGCCAAGAAGAAGAAGTAGAGGAACTTCCCAAATACCGAGTTAAAGTCTCTGGTGAAGAAGTGGAAGTTAGCCTTGATGAACTTTTGAATGGTTACAGTAGGACTGCCGATTATCAGAAGAAAACCCAATCTTTAGCGGAACAACGAAAGGCTGTAGAGGCTGATCGAGTAAAGATTGCGGAAGCAGCAAAGACCAGAGAAACCTATGCCCAACGACTCCAAGTTATTGAGCAACTGTTACAACAGCAAGACCAAGGAGAAGATCTGTCTAATTTAAAGGCAGAAGATCCTATTGCTTATGCAGTTGCCATGGCAGAGAAGATGGAACGAGAGAAGCAATTGCAAGCGGTGCAGATGGAAAGACAGCGAGTTCAGCAAGAACAGCAGTCTTATACTCAAGCACAGTTGCAAAAGCATATCCAAGCAGAACAGGCAAAACTTGTAGAGGCTATCCCAGAGTTTAAAGACGATGTGAAAGCCGAAGTAATCCGTAGAGACATTCGCAATTATGCAAAGGCTCAAGGATTTACCGATCAAGAGTTGTCTCAGGTTTACGATAGTCGCGCTGTACTAGCCCTCTATAAAGCAGCACAGTACGATAAGTTGATGGCAGGCAAAGGTGTTACTTCTAAGAAAGTAGCCAATGCTCCTAAGACGATTCGACCAGGAACTTCTAATCCGCAGAGTTCCGAGAATGAAACAGCAAAAAAAGATAGAGCAGCATTACGCCAATCCGGCAATAAAAAGGATGCGGCTCGTTTATTTGAACGATTTTTATAAAGGAATTTAATCATGGCAGCATATGATCGCTATAGCGCAATTGGTGCGCGGGAAGATTTAAGCGATGTTATTTATGACATCAGCCCTACCGACACCCCAATTATGTCAACCATTGGCAAAACCAAAGCAACATCGGTTACGCATGAATGGCAAACTGATAGTCTCGCAGCAGCAACCACAGCTAACGCATTAGTTGAAGGTGCAAGTGCTTCTGAGGGTACTATTACCCCAACAACCCGTCTCGCAAACTTGACACAGATCGTAGGTAAGACTGTTATGGTTTCTGGTACTCTCTTGGCTTCTGACCTTGCTGGTCGTAAGTCTGAGATGGCTTACCAGTTGGCTAAAGCATCTGCTGAGATCAAGCGCGACATCGAGACCATCATCACAGCAAACCAAGGTCAGGCAGCAGGATCGTCTGGTTCGTCTGCTCGTAAGATGGGTTCTTTGCTCTCGTACATCAAGACCAACACAAGCAAGAATGGTACTTCCGTTACTGGTGTAGACCCAACAACCCTTGGTGTTTCTACTCGTACCGATGGTACAACTCGTGCATTTACTGAGACCATCCTCAAAGATGTTATCGCTAAAGTGTTTGCAAGTGGTGGTACACCATCAGCATTGTTTGTTAGCCCTGCACAAAAGCAAGTAGTTTCAGCTTTTACAGGTTTGGCAGCACAACGCTACCAAGTGCCTACGAGTGGTCAAGCAACCATTTTGGCGGGGGCAGATTTATACCAGTCAGATTTCGGAATTTTGCAAATTGTACCGAATAGATTTATGCGTACTCGTGATGCGTTGATCCTTGATCCAGAATATGCAGCATTGGCATATCTGCGACCATTCCAGACCAACGACATTGCTAAAGTAGGCGATGCAGACAAGAAACAAATCTTGGCTGAATTGACCCTCGAAGTTCGCAATGAAGCTGCTCATGGTGGTGCTTTCGACTTATCTTGATAAATA